CAGAGTCAGCAGAACCCAATGAACCGAAGTCCGTTGCGTCCAAATGGTTAGCAGTTAAAAACTCACCTGTTAGGCTTCCAGCTGTGTCGTGCTGTGCATCACCTGATGTTGCGGTAATGAAAGCACCTGCAGTTGTGTGACCTGACATGTATGATAGAATGTCTGCGTCCATTGAGTCAGCCATTTTAAACGCTGCACGGTCAGCAGCTAGGCTAACGTAGTCAACATTTGAGAATTGGTCCTCGATGTCATCCATCTTGAACGCAAAGTAGTTAGCTTTGTCAATAGTCAAAGAGAAGTCTTCATCATTCAACTTTTCAACAGAGATAGCTGTGTGACGCTCAAGAGCGTTTACAGTCACATCTGGTTCTTTTTGAATGCGAACAACATCGCCTTGGTTTGCAATCTCACCAAAGTAAGAGTTATTAGTGATTGCGTTAGCTACAGCTGCACGACGAAGTGCGATCTGTGCTTGTTTTGAGTAGATAATTGGGGAAAAGTTTCCGTTAAATCCACCACTTGCGGAAGTAATAGCCATTGTGTAATCTCCTTATAGATATGGCGTGACATTATACGCTTCATACCAACTAAAGAGGCTCTTACTATTAGGGTAGTCAGCTTTACTTTTGGGATTGCAATCCTTAGAGCGCTGGGCCTTTAGTCTGAGGTAGTTCTTTTTCGTGGATAGAGCTTAGTTATAAGCATGTGCAGTACAGGGACAAATCTCAATAAAACCCTCACTGCACATGCCCATAGTTGTACCCATCTTTTAACAGATGTCAACTATTTCTTTGATAAATCGTAAATAAATTTACCGTTACGTTGAGCGTCCATAATTTCTTCTTGACGCTTCTCATATTCTTTAATGCTCATCTTAGCAATTTGTGACTCACGTAAGTAAGATGAACTGTCTTCTGGCTCTGGTGCAGCTGAGCGTTTACTCTTTACAGAACTCGCTGCGCCCTTATCTGATGAAGCAGTTTTACTTTTAGTAATACCCATATCAGATTTGTATAGGTCAATAACACGAGATACAGATTTAGCATCGTCTACATTTTCATAGAGAGCATCTTGTACCCACTTAGGCTGATTGTCTGCCCATGTGTGGAAAGCATCATCATCTCTGATAGATATAAAGTCAGAGTGCATACCTAGTAACTCTGCCTCAGCCTTCTCTCTTTTTGCAGTAGACCTTAGTTCTTCTATCTCAAGAAGCCTAGCATCTAAACTAGAAGACTTCTTATCAGCTTCTTTTGCTGCAATAGCTTCTACAATACCTGCAACGTCTGGGTATTTTCTAGCCCATGCATCTATCTCTTCTTCAGACTTAGGAAGTACAAGCTCATTCTTTGTTGCCAGATCTAACTGCTTTTCTAGCTTCTCAAGCTTAGCACTAAAGTCTTTCTCTTTATCCTGCATGTGTCGGCGTATATCAGAGTAGCGTTGCTTGAAGGTTTTTTCTTCAGCACTTAGCTCAGCATCGTCTTCTTGTGCTTCACCTTCGGGTTCTTCTTCTTGTTTGGTACTACTCTCTGTCTGAACTTTGGGTTCGACAGGATCTTCGCTACTGGGTTTCGCTTCAACAACTTCTTCTGTTTCATCTGTCTCGCCACGTGCTTGTTTTAGCAGTGCCTCTAGTTCTTCTTGATCACGCTTAACACGTGCATCATTCCTTTGATGTGAAGCCGATGAAGTTTTAATCATCGTAGTTTCTTGTGGCTCTTGTATCATGTTATACTCCTTATGATGGGGCCAGCCTAAGCTGGGTAGCCTTATAGTTATTTGGATGTCTTATAGATATTTATTTTTTCTTTGCTTTTTTCATCAGTCCACCTTTAGCTCTACCGCCTTTAGCATTTCCGCTAGAATCAAACTGACCTGATTTTATTCTGTCTTGAATAGTTTTTTGTGACTTTGCATAATCTGCCATTTTTTCTGTTCTTGTCTTTTGATCTTGAGTTTTTGCAAGTTTTTGACCATAAATATTTTCGCCTTTATCTCTGGCTCTTCTGATCTCAGCTTCTGTGGCAAAGTTACCAGCGTCTTTTTGTGCTTTAAGACTAGCTAGTCTTGCAGATTCTGCCTCTTTTGCCTTACGAATATCTCTAAGTCTTTTACTCTCCTCTGGAGTAATAGTGTCTACTAAGTTCATATCAAGACGAGTTGTTTTTATCTGGCTAGGATCATTAGCGTCTGTAGTATATGGAAGAAGATCATAAGCTTCTTTAGTAAAAACCTCACCTGCAGGATTTTCTATGGCAGGTGTTTCACTATTTTCAATCAGATTCAAAATCTCTTGTGCCTCAGCATCTTGATCTTTTACTTCAGGTTTTTCAACTTTTACTTCAGGCTCTTTGACTTTTACTTCAGGTTCCTTAACCTGTTCTAAGACCTCGCCATATGTAAGCGTTGGGCTATAGTCGTTTTTCTCATTAGCTTCTTTTGCCTTCATAGCTGCGAATGATTCACTCGCACCAAAGCTACCTGTTGTGATAAAGTCTATCCAATCGCCATCATTAGCTGATCCTTTTGTTGATGCAAACTCACTACCTTCTTCCATAGATACTTCAGCTATCTTAATAAAAGTATTTCGATCTTCTATATTACCATACCCAAGTTCTGTTGCTACAATAGTTTCTTGACCTAAATAATTATCTTCACCTTCACCTGTGTACCTTCTACCTAAGACAGGTGAACCATCACTGCTTTTTATATCTGTTGCATACCACTCAAACCCGTCACCAGCATACACACCAAACTTAGTAACCTGACCATAAGATTCAAACTGCGTTTCTTTTCCAGTTTTAGGGTCTGTGAATGTGGATACATTACCTGTTGTAGGAGCTATTGTATTCTCTGCTACCTCTACAGGCGACTGTGTTTTTTCTAAATCCATACCTGTTATTGCAGGGTCTCCAGGCGAAATAGCATCTCCAGTAATGTTACCTTCAAAGTCATACACTTCACCAGCTTCCATAGCTATTGCTTTTTCAAGAGCCTCAGCTTCTGCCGTAGTCTCTGGTACAAATGCTTTTACTACTGCACCATATATTTTCTTGATAAGACCAGGTTTACCATCCTTAGATGCTTTTAGCATATCTTCAAGAACACCTTTATCTCCTGCGTATTCTTCTGATGCAATCCTTCGTTCTATTTCTTTCTCTAAACTTCTAGCGCTATTCATCATAGCAGCCTTAACAAAAATACCTAGTACAGGATTAATAACACCTGCACCAAACGCTATTGCTGTAGACTTAGCAGAAGATTGATCTTCTAACATATTAGCAATTTCTTCAGTAGTAAGCTCTTTATAATTTACAGGATCGGGAGCTACCATTGGTCTACTACTCTTACCGCCAGACGCTACAACCTGTGGCTCTGGTTGTGCTTCTGCAGCAGGTGCTTCTTCAACAACTTCTGCCTGTAATGTATATCCAGGAGGTATAGAAGTCTGAGGGCTACCATTAATAAATGTAATATATATAGAGTGACCAGCTTCGTTAACATAGGTACGTACTTCTACAGTAGGTGCACTACCTGTTGACTCATAACCTGAAGTGATGCCTGTGCTACCTAAGCCAAGAGCACCCATTTCGTCATAACCTTCATCTCCTGGAGATAGCGCATAACCGCCCTCATCCATTTTCATAGGCTTACCATCATCTTCTACTTCTAATTCAGATACATCAAACATCATTTCCATATCAGGTTCATCTGTAGGTTCACCGCCAATGCGTCCGTTCTCGGCCATATCTTGAAAGCCAAACTTAGCTTTAGCGCGTAATTGTTCAAAGAACCTAACGCCATAGTATCGTACTACGTCAGCAGGTACGACATATTCACCTTCACTTAGTTGTGCTGGTATATCGTCACGAACCTCTTCTGCTGTAGAACCTATAGGAACTTCATTACCTGAAACAGGATCAATACCCTGAGTATTGTCTGGTACTGTATCTAAATCTATGCTACCGCCCAGTGCAAAAGCCATTCTTGTTTGTTCATCCATTTACTTTATCCCTCAAGTATTGAAGTTGACGCAGAGCGCGTATAGCACCTTGATGCCTGTATAGTTCAGCAGTATCTGTAACAGTTTCCATACTACGTTGCTGTGTAGAAATGCGCTCCTCTAACTCAGAGAGAAACGCTTCCCACGATGTTTGATTGTTTACAAAACCTTTAAGCGACATTACCACTGAATCCTTGCTCGCCTGGAACTGGTGCTGTACCCATACCTATCTGACCACCGCCACCGCCTGATGTGTCCTGTACGCCTCCCTGAGGTGTCTGTGGCGCTTGTTGGCCTCCATTAGGTGCTGGTACACCCTCAGGTGCTTCTGGAGGTTGTGCTGGTTGCTGGAAGCCTTTGAGGATCTCAGCTTGTATAGCAGCGTCAGCCATAGAGTTAGTAACCTTGTCAGGATCAAGATCCATAGACTTAGCAATTTCTCGTATAATATAATCCATCTTAGCAAAAGGCGCTAGTACTGGATTCTGTGCAACTTGTAAGAACTGCATTAAGCGCTGGGATCTTACTTCGTTAGCCATTAAGCTTTCAGTACCTGATGCATGTACTTCTAAATCACCCCGTATTTGTTCATCAAAGTCAAACTGCATGTTGAAAGAGAAGAATGCTTTACCTAGTGGGCGTAGTAAATAGTCATCAACGTTTTTAACTACTGTACGGATAGAACCGTTAGCAGCAGACATAAGCATACTAATACCTGATGCTGTACGCCCAACGCCTGATACACCTGTTTGACCATGAGCAAAGCTAGGGAAGCCAGTACTTTCATCTGCTAGTACTCGCGCCTTATCAAAGAGTTGCATATTTTCTTGTGCAACGTTTGGGAACTTAGTACCAAAGATGGCTTGTCCTGGTGCACCCCCAGCTCTGCGGAAGACCTTGCCTGGGTATACAGATAAGTCTTGTCCAGGCGTTAGATTGGTCTCATCTACTTCTATAATCAGATTACCAGATAAGGCAGCATTGTCAATAGCCATACGCATAAAGCCATTCATTAATGTCTGTGTATCATCCATGTTCTCAGCAATACCTACGCCAAAGAAACTGTAAGGGTTATGCTCGTAAGGAACAGCATAGTAAGGAATACGTGTAGGTTTAAATGGGTTTAGTACAAAACGTAGTACTTCACCATTACATATCCAAACATTACAGTTAACCTCATCTAAGTTTTTCAACTCGCTGGGTATTTTAACTCCATGTTCTTCAAGAATCTCTATGTCTACATAACCCCAGAACTCTAATACTTCCCAACGCTCAGAGGTTGGTTGTGTATCATCATCCTCCATAGTCATTTCCCAATACTTCTGTACATAGTCAGGGCCTTTATCTACAGCCATCTGAACTGAATCAGACATGAAGTAAGGACGACTACGTAAAGAACGTAATTGTGTACGGGACATCTTATGACGTTCAACAGTATATTCTGCATCATTCATAGACTTAGCTTCTGGGTCTGGGTAGAAATCCCAAGATGAAACATGGCTACATTCTGGTACTGTCTTAACTAATGGATCATATTCGCCATCATCATTCCAGTTAGGGTATTCTTTATCTACAGCAAAAGGACCCTTCATAACACCTGTGCCGAGTAATGCCATCTCAAACGCCATAGAGCGTAAGTGTGTAGATGCACCTGATTCTTGCAGTTGGTCATGGATTTTCTTTTCCATCTTCTTAGCTGAGATCATAGCTGGGTGGAAGGATACAGTAGATGGTGTAGTACCATCACCCTCAATAATCTTATCTGATACAGCTTCTAACTTACTGTTTAAACCACCCATTCGTGCCTGTAAGTCCATAAGGGTCTCGCCAGGTTTTAGTGTAGTATCACCATTAAGAAGGTAAGAGCCAGAAGCTTTATCTTCAGTTACGGGTTTGAGTGCATCACCTGCCGCTTGAGCTTTAGGGTCTATATTAATATGTACTGCTTCTGCTACACCATCAGGTAATACAGAAGGATTAACAGATAGTGGGAACTTGTTGTTACCAAATAGTACATCTACAATCTGTCCGTAGGCAGCAAGAGTCTTAGTCTTGGTAACTTTAACAAACACGCGAGACTTCTCAGTATCTGTAAAAGAAACATCTGTACCGTATATACCACGATAGTTACGATATGCTTTTAACCAGCGCTGTTCGTCTGAATGTCTAGCATCTTCTGCTCGTCTGTAGCGATCTTGTACAAAAGCTACTACACTATCTTTTTGCTCAAAGAGTTTATCCGTACTGTCTTCTGCAGCTACGACTTCATCTGTTTCAAACATTTCTTCTTGTTCTGCCATTTATTAATACCCGAATGTTGTGTCACTAGCTTGAAAGCCTGTGCGTTGTGTTGCTGGGTTAAAGTCCCAAATGCTGCTGCGTGGACGTGTCATAACACCATAACGTAAAGCATCATATAAGTGATCCTCTGCGTGAGTGTCTACATCTTCTGGGTTTCTTTTATCCAGAGGAATACTTGGTATCTGCGCTATAGTGTTTGTGCAGTTATTCATAAATACTAATCTAGGCTTCTCAGTAAACTCATCTACCTGTAACCTTCTATGTATTTCGTTTTTACCTGCGACACGTGAGCCTCTAGAGCGATCAGATGGTCGCCATCGACAACCCTTCATAATCATTTGCTCAGCTAGTGATGGCCCCGTGTCGCCACGGTTGTGCCACAAAGAAGAGTCTAGCACCCCGTATCTCATACCACCATCTTTTTTCTCTAAGTCTAAGATCATAACAGCTAGATCTGTAGCTGTAACCTTAGAACAATATAACTCTCTATAAACAATGAGCTGCTCGTCTGGTGCAACAGCAAACCAGATAACTCCTGTATAAGATCCGTAGCCGTAGTCACAAGCTCTAAACTTAGCCCAGCTTTCGGGAACTTCAAAAGCGTCAACGACATGTTTGGTTCTGTCAAACTCTGGGAAAGCGGCTCCATCATTAATATCCCAGTTACCCTCTAAGAGTTGTTTTCTTTGGTGCTCTGGTAGTGACAGTAGCATTGCTTCATAGTCACCTGCCTCAGAGAGATAAGGGTTATCAAATAGTGATGCAGGTATAAACCTACGTTTGAACAATGGTTGTCCAGCTTTACTGTGTCCCACAGGGTACGTAATAGTATCACCTGTTTCAACATTAGTAGCCCAGAAAGGCTCGTTAGATGGTCCAGGGTCAATAAACATTTTCTTAACCCACTGGTGACCGCTGCCACCTGGGTTGGTAGTAGCTCTCATGTATAAACCTAAGTTCTTTGCTGAACTACGTAAACGTGATCTCATGTAATCCCAAGCGTAAGGGCTTGACCATTGTGTAAGTTCGTCGAAGCCTATCCAGTTAAACGCCTGTCCTTGGTATCTTGTAACGTCTGTGTCTTTATCCAAGTAAGACATCCACAGTCTGCCACCCCTAGGTGAAGTCCACTGTGACTTACGTTCTGACCATTTAATACCCGGTATAGCTTTAGGATATAATTCTTGACTCTTCTGTATTAACTCTCTAAGCTCTTCTGTAGTATGACGTACAAGTAGCCCTGAGAAGTTAGGATCATTTAGTCCGTGTAGAGGGTCAGCCAACATGGCATACGATTTACCTCCACCAGCTGCGCCGCCATATAGTACTTCTCTCTCTGATGAACTCAGAAAAGAAGTTTGGGGGCCGGGGTTAGGCTTGAACACTATCTCTTGTGCTAAGTCCTCATCATACTCAGGAGAAACTACTTGAGCAGGAACAGTCTCCCTTGGAGTATCTATCTGTTCAACTGCTTCTATCGGACTCTGCGTATGCCCCGACCCCTTGGGTTTCGAGTTTTTCGATTTCCGTAAGGGTTTCTTCGAGCCACTTGGCAAGCTTGCGTTTAATTGCAGATGCTTTTCTACGTCTTTGCTCAACTTCGATTCTCTTCTTTAGTCCCATATGTGATATATAGCGACCTGTTTCTTTGCTTAGCCATTGTGCTACTGCACGATAACTATACTGTTTAAGATGTCTCTTTGCAAGCTCTAACGCTATAAGTTCATCTTCGATAGGCAATAAAAGCTTATCGTTATCTGAATCTAGTTCATACCCCCACGGTATCTTTGAGGTTACACGTACTACTTTGTGCCATTGTTTTTCGTTGCCCTTGGTTGGCTTTGGTAATTGCCAGAATCCTAGGTCTCTTGTTGGAATACTTATTCGTTTGTGCCTTCTTTTGGTGGTAGATAGAAGATGCCACCGCTTGATGTGACATCCACTTTATCTACTTTACCAAGTCCAGCGCGGTCTAGCAAGTCTTTTGCTGCAACCATCTTTTCTTTTATGCCTAGCTCAGTAGGATCAGAAAGAGCACCTACCATAGCAACCGCAGCTCTAGGGGCAGAACGGGCAAAATAGGTACGAGTCTTCTCGCCTATCTCATCCTTTAGGGATTCAACAATAGCTGTAGTGCTGCTGTTGTTCCCGTAACCTGCCAACCCTTTAGCTGCAACAGCATCACCATTAGCTTCGTCGAATAATACTTCAAGAAACTTGATTTGTTTTTCGGTTAGATTTCTTGCCATTTATATGCTCTCTTATCTCTCCGCGACTAATACCGATGTCACGTAATTCTCTGTTACTCATGTTGTTAAGTAGCCAAAGATCTGCTCTTGATTGTTGTGTTCTTTGTATAGCCTTAAAGCTACGTTCTAAAAAGTTTAGCATCACTATCTCCTTTGTTTGTGTGCGGAGATAGTTATACTTATTTAGTGGTAACTTAGTACCACTGTTTACGCATACCCGTTAACCTGTTACTCATCAACCCAAGCTTCATTCTCTGGCGTATTAGGGTCATCCTTAACGTAGTGACCTTTGGCTGTACGAGCACGTTTCTTACCCTCAGGTGCTTTAGACTTTTTCTTAGGCTTATCCGCAGGGACATCAGCCGCCCTACAAATATCTGTTACGTTTGGATCATTACAAAAGGCATTGCCGAATCTATCTTCCATAGCGGCTTGATTGCCTCGCTCGTCCCAGACACAACCATCTACATCTACTGTATAACCATGTTTTTCTAGAGCAGATTTATATTTTTCATAAACCTTCATAAGTCTATCCTTTTTTCATAGGCTTAGACGCTGGGTTAGATGCACCGCACATACCGCCTCTGTTCATCTTCATAGGCTTCTTAGTCATGCCACCATAACTCATACCCATCTTTTTAGCATCACCACCATGCATGTAACCCATTTTCTTAGCTACAGCAGGAGCTTCTTTCTTAAGAGCTTTCATACCTTTATTCATAGTTCCACCTTTGTTCATATTTGTGTGATACCCTTTGCCTCCACAATGGGAGCAACCTTTACCTTTACATACAGGGCATTTCTTTTTCATGTTCTTTTTCTCCCTGAGGCTGTAGTAGACCACTTAACCTTAGCAGGTCCTGTCTTCTTAGCCGCTTCCTTCTTACTTATTTTGCTCGCCACTTTTTTGGGACGACACGCAGGATAAGGTCTGCCACTTTCTGAAGTACCCGACCTACCGCATTCTTTACCTGTTTTAACATCTGTCCATTCCTCTCCGAACCATTTACCTAAACCGCCTTTAGCAAATCCTCTACGACCTACAAGAACGTGTTGACTACGTGACTTTGTTTTTCGT